TTATGTAACTGTTCCTGGCATTCCGCAACGACAAATCGATCCGACATTTATAGCCAGCGTCTTCACAACGACTTTAGCTACGTTCGGAGTCCAAGCGTCCAAAAAGAAAGACGAAGATAAAGATAAAAAAGGTGAGGAAAAGAAAGATGCGAAAGGTGATTGATGCAGTGGCACTACTATCGGGACTAGTATCCCTCACGCTAGTAGGAACCACTGCTTATGTGTACTTGAATAGAGATTCGATTACTGAAGCTGCTATTGAGAAAGTCTCGAAGGCAGCGACTGATGCAGTGACTAAAGCACTGCCAGGTATTGTAGACAAAGCAATGCCTGAAGTAGAGAAACTTCCAAGTGCAACAGGTGGTGCTATCCCTCTACCCTGATGGATATCCCACAGATTACAACAGATAGCATTAGGATTCGTGACCTTGACATCGGTCCAATTAACATTTGGACTGCTCCAGAGGCACGAATCCCTAGTGTTCCTCCTATCTATCCAGTTACCAACATGATTGGTGTCCCTGTTGTGGACATGCCTGGATGTGTAGAGGCACACGAACGTGATGACAACAATCAATTAGAGATTGACGATCCGAAAGGTGTAAAGGTGTACTGTGATGCAGGCACACCATCGTTCACTCCTATGGATTATAATAGAAGCAAGTTAAAGCTTGAGCGTGAGACTCCAGTGCCACCTATTGGCAATCCGCCAGAGCAGAAGACACCAGAACCAGCAGCGACACCAAAGAAGACACCAGAAACAAATAACAAAGTACCAAAGATAGAGTGTCCCACAAAGAAACAGGCAGCAGAAGAACCTGTCGGACACATCTTTGATAGTGGTAGGAAAGAAGTCACAGGATATAAACTAGTTGGCACTCAATGTATCAGAGAAGTAAGAGACATACCCATCGTTGAGCAAGCCATAAATGGAATACCCCCAGCGAGTGTTGTTATCACCACTGGAGGTATTGCTGTTGTTGCTACTACATCTGCACTGATTGCTAAACCATTTGCTGACATCTTACTGAAGGTTATTAAACCCACAGTGAAGAAAGTCTTGAAGAAGGTTGCTGCAATCAGGGGGAAACAAATGAAGGTCTTGTCTGTAAAGGAGCGCCGAGAAGAGCAGCGGGATCGGAATCAAGCGATTGCAAAGCTTCGCGCTGTGAAGGCGAAGACGAAGAAGTAGAAGGGATCTTGTGTACGTGTGGAACCATGAAGTTCACACCAGACACTTGCACATCCTCACACACTTTGGCGTATCTAGTACCAGGAGCGAAACGAATTCCCTCCTTTAATAACTGTCCACAATTTTTGAGTCTCGCGATCTCAAAATCTAATCTTTTATTAGCAGCGAGTTGTTGATTCAATTCGATCTGTGTTATCGCTGCTTTCTTACATAGATCTTGTAATTTTTTATCTGTTGGTGTACTCCATGTCATAGAGAAACCAATACCTAAACTGTAGTTATCTTTCTGACCAGTTCTAGTTTTTTTCTCGAAGATAATGTCCCCAGGATTATCTAAAATTCCATCCCCCATTGGATTCCCATCAGCATCGAAGGCACCGAAGTTATCGGTGACATCATATACTGGATCCATATAGTATGGTTCGTATGGTTTAGATGCTGATGCAGTCCCTGTTACATAGGGAGTAAAGTTTCTGGTGGGTCCTTGACATTGAATACCGCCACCATAAGTGTTGGTAATATATGGACCTTGTAATACCTGAATAGCTTGATTAGTCACCGAGCCAGAGCTATTTGCGACTGGGGATGCTGTCGCACTCACACCCCCAACAGTTTCTGCACTCACTGGTGAACAAGTTAGAGTAGCGATTACTGCGAGAAGATACTTGTAGTGTCTGTTACGCTTGTAACCTCGGTCACTCTTTGGATGATCGTATGGTTTTGGAGTCCTGGTCCCGAATACGTTTCCGTAAACTGGAACGCTGCTCCTGGTGTTGTCTGTGTGAAAGTTGGTTTTGATCCCACGCCAGTCCATGTTGAATTCACTCCTTCAATTGATACAGAATTACTAGAAGTGCCAGGGGAAAGATTTCCACTAGCAGTTACGCCAGATCCAGTAGCAGAATATTGATATCCTGTACTATAATCCATGCTATTAATCGTTTCGGTTATTGTCTGCGTTGTCTCTGTGTGGCTCGTCATTGAGCCCTGTGTGAAGTTTGGGACAACGGGGACTGCCTGGGCGGTGGCACCTGTAAGCAGGATTACCACCGCACTCGTCGCAATATTCCAATAGGTCGATCCAGAAATCGTCATTACGAACGTCCTCAATCAATGACAGTGACCTCGGAAACAAATTGACCCACGGCACTTGTACCAGCTCCACCAGCAGTCACGGTTAGTACACCTGCACTGGTTACAGTACCAGCTAGTGAACCAGCACTTCCCGCTGTGTAAGAAGTAACCGAACCGAAGTTAGGAATCTCTCCTACAGTAGCTGCACTTGTAGGCAAGGCATCAGCTTGTGTATAAGATTGACTGAAACTAAATGCTGCTCCAGCGGTGTCTTGTGTTGCTGCAATAGTTCCTGGGTTGTATACACCAGAGGTAATAGTACCAGCAGAAACTGTGCCTGCAGTCGAACCGTCCGTAGTATCAATATTTGAACCTGAAATACTGAACGAGGAACCGATTCTCGTGGCAGTAGAACGTGCTGCGTCTACGTTAAGTTGTACACTCGAAGAGTGTTTAGTAACAAGTCCACCAGCCATAGCAGGTGATGTCATCAGAAGCATTCCAAAAGCTGCAATTGCTTTTTTCATTTGATCTAAATTTTACCACGTACTATTTAGCTTGACAGCTCATGTCTGTTGTGATACAATTATGACCAGTTGCTACTCAACTATGTCTGAAGACTGGCGCTACAGTGATGACCGTATGGATGCCCGTGCTAGGGTCTATGCTATCCTATTAAAGAAATTTGGATCGGAGCTCAACCCAGATGGATCCCCTGTTCATAGTCAGAAAGGTATCATGGAGTGCTGTCATGACTGGGTGTCGCAAGGCAACGTGAGGTCAGATGGCATTGTGGCATACTACAAAGCATATTATGCACCAAAGACACTTGACGCTGCATAAATAATCTGGTAACATGACTTCGTTATCGCTTCACACATGACGTATCCTGCTCCCGCTTACCTAGAAGACGATCCCTGGTTCGGACCTGCCTACTACAGTGAGAAGCAGGAGATTCTAAAAGCAAAACACGATCTCTGTGTAGCAGAAGAACTGCTGCTAGCAGAAGAAACCACTGGTGTTCCTTCTGACATTCATGAAAGAATGTATCAGATTGCCACTGGTGGTGGTAAAACTACTACTCAACTAGACCCCATGCCACAACTTGGTGGTGGATCAGAACAGATTCAATCTGGTCCTGGTGGTTGGATGTCTGGTACAGGATTCCAAAGAGTCGCTGGTTGACAAACCCCCGACACTATGCTATAGTGTCTTTCATGTCTTGGTAGCTCAGCTGGATAGAGCAACTGTCTTCTAAACAGTCGGTCGCAGGTTCGAGTCCTGCCCAAGACGCCTCGGGAGATTGGCGCAGCGGTAGCGCGTCTCGTTTACACCGAGCAGGTCACTGGTTCGATCCCAGTATCTCCCATTGTGTTAAATCCTCATGAAAAAGAAACTTAAAAGACTTCTGCAGAAACCATTGCGATTTCACCATCAGGATATACACGAAGAGTTAGCACTAATTAGAGTGGCGCTAGACAATGTTAAGTATCAGATGCAAGAACTGCGGGAAAGTATTAGAGAGTCATCCCTCCAAGACCAGGTGCTGCGGGTGCCCGAACCTTACGAGCATCCGTGGGACCAACATATCAGGGAAGGATCTGTCTCTGGTAGAGATTCTAACGAGTCCCCAGAAACACAAGTCTACTCCGAATCTATCACCACAAGACTTGGTTTTTCAGGAGGAGAGGCGACAACGCAAGGTCCGACGAATTGATTTTGAGGAGCGGTGACTCCTCTAACGGGGTGTAGCTTAGCTTGGTAGAGCGCCCGCTTTGGGAGCGGGAGGTCGTAGGTTCAAATCCTATCACCCCGATTGGTACACTTACCAACATTTTTACTAATCATGCAAATTTTTCTAGATACAGCAGACTACAACGAGATTGCTGATCGTTACGTAACTGGTCTCATCTCTGGTATCACTACCAATCCTACGCTTGTGCGTAAGTCTGGCGTGAGTTACTATGATTTTATTGGAACACTTTCAAAAGACTTTGCCTTTGAAAGTATTTCTGCAGAAGTTGATGGACAGACTGCAGCAGAAATGATCGACAATGCACAACGTTATATTGACATTGGTCCTGAAGTTACAATTAAATTGCCTCTCACTAGAGAGGGATTGATTGCATGTAAAGATCTGTCTGGTAAGGGTATCAAAACTAATGTTACCCTGTGCTTCTCTGCCGCTCAAGCAGCACTTGCTGGACTTGCTGGTGCTACCTACATTTCTCCATTCGTAGGTCGCATGAATGACAACAGTTGCAGTGGTGTTGAACTG